CAGAACAATTCATCCAATCTCACCCGCATGCCGATACACACGGCAACGAAATCAGCGGATTAGTGAGCAACCACGGTCTTACACCGGAACGTGCGTACTTCGAGCTACGTAGTTGGGTAGAACGCAGAGGATTTGACTTCACGTCACCACTCCGACCGCAGATTGAGCGAGCTATGCAGCGCCAACAGCAACAACAGCGCGGTAACGGTAATAATGGTAGACGTGGACCGTCAACACCGGGCGATATGCGCGGTATGCAACCTCGTGGAGCGCTACCTACACAGGATAACACCAACTCGCGTGGAGATTTCAAGAGCAATGCACCGTGGAAGGACATTGCTGCAGCAGTCTTCACAGAACTCAACTCTAAGTAGGATGCATCAACGATGCCCGTACTTCAGAACGTACTCGCAACGACTATTGAGCGATCACGTAAGAAGCTCATTGTCGCTGCCATGCAAAGCAACGCGCTCATGGCGTGGTGCTTCGCACGTGACCGTATCGAGAACGAACCGAGCGGTTACAACATCACTAACCCACTGTTGACAGGTCGCAATCCTACAGTGGGCAGCTATAGCTACTATGACGCGTTGCCAGTGGTACAGACGCAAGAGTTCATCAAACTTGAGTACCGTTGGTCACGTATCGCTGGTACTGTCATCATCTCCAATCAAGAGGAAGATGAAAACAAGGGCGAGCAAGCAGCCGTCAAGCTGTTGCAGGGTAAACTTGAAGCTCTTGAAATGAGCATCAAGGAGAAGTTCTCAATGTACTTGTACGGCTTGGGCGGTGGCAATGATCCTAACGGACTTGCACTACTCGTCCCAGATGATCCTACAACTGGATCGCTTGCTGGTGTTGATCGTGCAAGTGAAGTGCAATGGCGTCCATCTAGCTACGACTTCGCCGGTACTCTCAACGCGACGAACATCGAAGAAGCATATGATGATGTGCTTCTCGATCTCAAACAAGGCACAGAGCGTCCGAAAGTTATCATTGCTGGGCGCAATCACTACCGCCTGTATCGTGCGGCAGTGCGTAGCAAGTTGACCATTCCGCTGACAAACACAAGCAGCGGCAAGCGCATGATGGACCTTGGCTTTGATGGTGTCTCACACAACGGCGTGCCTATCATCTATGATGAAAGCTGCCCCGTTGATCGTGCGTACTTCCTCAATGACACCTACCTCCGTCTACACATCCTCGGTGACAACAACATGAAGAATGTTGACTTGACAGCGCCGTGGACGATTGACGGTTACGGTCAGCGTGTCATTACACAGTGCCAGTTCTGCACGTGGAAACAGTACCGCACGCACGCAGTCGTTAACGATTAAGCTTACACACTGTGCAACGGAGTATGTAATATGGCTGAAACGCCCGTTAGCTTCGAGAACAAGTCAATGCAAGCATTGACGATGGACGAAAACAGGAAGCCAGTTCCTGCCTACACCATTGAACCGATGACACGCAAAACTGTGGTCAATCGCACGGTGAAGGATGACATAGGCTTTCGTGTTGTACCAACAGAGGAAGTAGTTGAAGGCTACATGGTACGCACACTGCGCGGTGATAGCGCGTTCTTGAGGCATGAAGACGTTGTACGGTTGAAGCTAAATCGCAATCTCATTCCGCTGCTTATTGAAGGCGGTGATGATACGCCAGTAGGTATGCAGCAGAACAATGTTGCACTATCAGACAAACAGAAGCAAGCACTCGATGCTCTCACGAAGTTGATCGAAAGTGATCCTACACTGGTTGATCGTCTGCTTGCGAGCAAAGAGGAACCAGTTGAAGAGGAAAAATAACTATGGCTGTTCAAGTCGCAATTCCAGCTATGCGACGTATCAATCACCGCGTAGCAGACTGCATGTACGCGAGTGATGTAGGCGTCGATGGACAATGCACTGTTGACATCCCTGCGTGTGTTGCATCGGGTGCCAATACACTTGCTAACGCTGTCGTTCTCGCTGCTGCTGGCAATGTCGTGCCAACAGTAGTGCAGAGTGACGCTATCATGGGCCGCTATGGTCGTAACGTCACAGTCTCCGGTGGTACTGGTACTGGTGTAATTGTGGGTTATGACTATCTCGGTCAAGCAATGCGAGAGAATATCGCACTCGCAGCCGGTCCTGTTGTTGGTAAGAAGATGTTCAAAGATGTTGCGTATCTCATCGTACCAGCAGCAGCTACAATCAGCATCGGTGTTGGTGTCATCCTCGGTGTGCCATACAAAGTGTTGCACACCGCACTCTCTGGTGAGTTGACGAGCGATGTTACTGCTGCAGCCGGTGCGCTGCTCGCGGGCGTGTCGCCACAGACACTTACCAGTGGTGATCCGCGTGGTGCTTATACACCAGCAGCGGCACCTGATGGTGTACGTACGTATCGCTTCACTTGCGTAGTTGATCGTAACAACTTGCACGGTGCGGCGCACGTTATCGCGTAGTGGTTTGGCATTCGCACTCGACCGCAAAGCCAGATCACGAAAGCAGGTAGTCTACGTGTATGCCAATGCCACGTAGGCTACCTGTTACATTATACACAATGAAGGGAGGTTAACATGGCTGAAGACAAGATTGAACCACTGCCGCCGAAAGCAAAAGCGACGACAACGACAGCAACGCCACAAACGTATCAAGGTGATAAGATTGTGGTTAGCAGACCGTCGCGTGCTGGTGATCCCGGTTATCAGTTGAGTACTATTGATGATCAGGTGACGATCACGCTTGAAGATGGCACTGAGAAGGTCATCAATCCTAACAACACCGATCAAGCAATACAAGCGCGTGAGAAGCAGGAGAAAGAGCGGCAGGAACTAGAGAAACAAGAGCGCGAGAAACTAGCGCGAGAGAAGAAGTAGTACTCTCGGATAACCCTCACAGCTTAACCACTGTGAGGGTTGTTTCACTAGGATAAACACATGATCACATTCGGTGAGATTGTCACGAAGGTACTACAACGACTTGCGCTTGTCGAAGGGCTTGATGCACAGATTTATGCTGAGCCACGCATACAGCTAGCTGTGCAGCACAAGTTCGACCTGATATTCCGCGAGTATTGGATACCAGAGTACACAGTGTATCAAGAAGAACACGTACTCGATGGTGTGAGCGGTCAGATTGTTAGCACACTTGAAAACAAGTTGAAAGACTGGCGCGACTTGCACAGTGTATTTTGGGAAGGTTCACATAAGCCGCTCCCTATTGCACCGATGAATGTGCGTAACATTGACATTAACTACCCATCATTGCGACCGCTCGGTATGGATGCTGCGAAGTGGTTTAGAGTACTACCTGTTACTACTAGTGGCAAGGTGTACATCACATACCGCGCCAAGCCCGAAGACTTTGAAGAGGACAGCGACAAGATATACATCGATACGCAGTTACTACTGCTAGGCACATGTTGGGATGTGCTAGAAGACGATGGCACTAATCCCGGCGCTAGTGACAAGTTTCGCATACTATTCCAAGATGCACTAAGTCAATTCAACAGACAAGGGTTCAACTTGCCGCAGGACACTATCATGTCCACACGCAGCACTGTGAATAGGTGGACATAATGGTACAGATGCTCACTAAGCTGAAGCCATTAGGTAGACCTAAGCAGCCGCGACCTACACCGAAGTTAAACAACACAACCGTGCGCGACTTCGGCGGCGGTTTGAACGTGGTTGACAGTGAGCAGAGCTTGACTAGCAAGTTCGCTCCTGTGTTTGACAACATGGTTACTTACACTGATCGCCGCGTTGGTCCGCGCTACGGTTATGAGATGTGGTTGAAGTTGAGACAAGGTGTTGAGAGCAGTGGTACAGCTAACATTACTATTACTACTAACAACGTGGGCATCATTGAGCCTTATATTATCATTGTCAATTGGACAGGACACCCGTTCACAGGCACTGGTGCTAAGCTAGAACACGTCACATTCACTGCATGGGACATTACATACAACGGCGTGACGCCAGAGATAATGAACCGCACGCACGGCATACGTGCTGTGCTTAATGCCAATCAATTCACAATCAACATCTTTAACTCTACAACCGGCGTAGGCATATCCACTCCTGCTGAAAGTGTCAACTGGAAACGCGATACGCATATGCTCGGCGGTGAACCTGTTGAGTGCAAGTACTTCTCCAACTACGTCATCGTGTGGACTAGCGCTGGTGAGATATTCCGCGTTGATCGTGATAAGAATGTGCAACGTATATGGAGTGCAGCTATTGCAGCAGCACTACCTAACAGCCCTACAGGATGGTCATTCACAGAGATGGTTGCTAGCGACATCTTCGGCGCTGACTTGATCTGTAGCAATGGTCGCAATAAGCCACTGCGCATTGACTTCACACAGACGCAACCGAATTGGGTACGCTACCTTACGGACGTAGGTGGCAATGACAAAGTACCAGCCTTCGACGCATGTAAGTCTGCATTCAGGTACTTCACTATACACGACACCGATTTAGTCGGCGGTAATATACACAAGACGGAGATACGCATTGCTGCTAAAGACACCAGCATGGTGTATAGTGATGCTACTAATCCTGATGATGCGATTGACATTGATATGTCAAAGATCGTCGCTAGTCCTGAGCAGACTGTGCGTGGCTTCGCTACTATCAAAGACGCGCTGCTAGTTATCACACCTACAGCTACCACGTTGATGAAACTCGGTACAGGCGCTGAAGCACCGGGCGGTGGTACTATACACGATCCTACACCTATTGACACACTCAATGGCTTCGGCAGCAATGCGCCGCGTACGATTGTCGGTATAGGTAGCGACGTGTTTATGATCGACTTCAACGGCGTACCTAGTGCGAAGTTATCAACTGTCAGCAACGCCGTAGTACCAGAGCGCGTGTCTAATTACATCGAAAGCATGATGAGCGCACACATCGGACGTATGACTAAGGAAGCCATGCGTCTGAAGTCATTCGGCTTTTATGACGGCAAGAACAAGACTGTGCACTTCTACATGCCAAAGTTCGACACTGGCGACATACGCTTAATGACTAGCAATCCACTCTACTTCGACAATGACCTAGCTCAACATGAGTACTCAAAGCGTTCACTCATACTGCGGCATGATGATCACCAGTTAGAGCAAGGCGACTTAGTTACAGTAGCAGGTGCAACAGGCTTTAGTACATTGACCGCTGGTGATATCAATGGCACGCGTACTGTGATAGGCGTGTTGAATGAGAATTATCTACTCATATCAATCGGCGTTGACTTACCAACATCAGTAGCAAGTACAAGTGCTAGCGGTGGTGGTAATAACGTATCAATCACACCAATAGTCAACAGCACAATTGGCTACATTTATCACTACGTGCCACAACTGAAACTATACGCGTGGTCACGCTTCAAGACACCGCACGGTATGCAGTTCAACTGCGGCTGTGGCACGCTTGAAGGTCGCTCATTCCTATTCACACCAGACGGCTTCATGATGCGTTATGGCTCACCAGATCATCACATTCATGGAGACTGGTTCAGCATGTATGATTTTGCTAGCTGGACTAGCGGTCATCTATACCATGCTGGTGATCGCGTGTTTGACGGTTCTGATGGACTAGTTTACAGGTGTATAGAAGATGTCACAACTATAGCTGTAGACTTCCCTGAAGCACGCGAAGCTGAGCCTGATAGTTGGGAAGAATACAAAGGCGAGCCTATTGAGTTTGCGTGGGAGCTACCGTGGGCTGACTTCGGTGCGCGTCAGTTAACTAAAGCATTGCGCTTCACGCATGTTGATGCAAGTGGCGATGCTCAGTTCGTACTCAGTCTATTTGCAGACAACATCTACAAAGACGCCGCAACAGGTCAATTTACACCTGCACGTGAGTTGACATTCATACCCTCAGACGCTGGCGCGTATGGTAGTGGTCAACAGGTGTACGGTGCAGGTAGACGTACTAGAGAACAAAAACTATGGCAGGTGCCTGTTAAGAATAAAATTATCAAGGCA